CGCACACACCCCAGTAAAACGATTACCAAAAAAGTCATTAGCTTCCCGAAGACAGAAAAGGACGAAAAACCGTTTGGTCAAAAAGTTTCCCCTATTTGCAGAAGAATTTTATGAGGAAGACTTGAAGCGCAGACCCGAATATTTTGCAGGGGAACGAAAATGAATATCTTTGGCGATACTGGCTCTCTCATGGTCGATTGGCTCACTGTCTATATTCCGCTTTCCCATCATGAGATGATTATCGGTAAGACGTATGAAATCACGGATTGGGAGAACTCGAAAACTATCACAAGACACACTGGCAGAAATTACACTGGTTCCGCTGATGTGAAAATTCTCGTGTCCACATATGTTCCTTGCTTTGCTCGTGTCGAAAATCTGATGCAACAAGAGGACAGCCAAGCGGGTCGGTTCATCATGCCGCATGGCTCATATGAAAATGATACGATGTATCAATATGGCTACGTGAAGCTTTCCGGTAATCTCAACAACTTTCTCGCTGGTCACAATCTCTACGGCTCCGTCAATATTCGGCAACTGGTTTTGGCTACGGTCGAAAAAATCTGTGCCGAAAATCCTGACCATTTCAATTTTAGACTGCCAGAACGTCAAGCGATTAAGCGGGGCGAATTTGGTTTGTCGATGATCGATATAAACGGCGCATGGATGATGGAAAGCCAAGAACAATGTTTGACCTTCGTAAAGGCCTTAGAATTTCAAGCTGAGGCAAGAGGTCGCGGGAATTTTCGTAAGGATGGTGACACGCTCTACTTCGGTAAAAACAGTAGGCACAACGCAGGTAAAATTTATGCAAAAGGCCCCGACTTCAAACGCAAAAAAAAGGACTTATATTTGCACGCGCCTGAACATCTATTGACAGCAGTTGCAGAAAAGATGGTAAGACTAGAATTCAGAATACTCCCGCAAGGTCTAAAAAACATGGGTATGTGCCTTGCAAAACAGTGGAGTGAGAAGCGTATCCATCAACACTTTAATGAAAAAAAGGAGCTAATCAGAATGTCATCAGAATTAACATCATTCGAAAAACTAGACTGCCTCACGAAGGCAGAATTTAAATACTACTCAATGTGGAAAAACGGTATCGACTTGAGGCCAGAGGCTGGAATTATTTCACGCGCGACTTACTACCGCCAGAAAGAGGCCTTGTATCAAAAGTTGGGTATATTGATTGATATTCCCGAAGCCTCTCACAAGACGAAACTTGAGAAGCGGCCCGAAAGCAATGTTTTGTATTTGGGAACTCCGTTTCACATCACAGAGGAGTTGGCTCAATATGCCTTCGCCGCGTAATGGAAAATGTAAATCAAGTCATAGAAAGGGTCTGGTCGGTAATAGGCCTGACCCTTTCTTTTATGGTAATTATGACCTTACTTGGTGGCCTCCTCGTTTGGTTGATATGGAAAAATTCAGAGAAGGAAGACACAGCAATAATTCCGATGATGTTGGGTTGGGTATTGAGAGGCGAAAATGAAAATCACACAGAAGCAAATGGACAGAGTGATAATGAGATATGACGTCAATAATCCAATGTCGAAATCAGCGGTCGCGGCTCAAGCCATTAGAACCGCTTTCCTAATGAACGAAGATATGCCTGAAGGTGTATTTTCAAAACTCTATCAAGACGCAACAGGGGAACTCGTATGAGAAAACTTAGACCACTGATGAAAATTGTTTACGGATTAAATGCTTGCCTTCGGTTGCTTTCAACCGTCACTCGCTTCTTCCGATAAGAAAAAGGGATTTGGTCGCGTAAGCGATTAACCAAATTCGTGCCGGTCTGGCGAAGACACCTAAACCAAAATTGGCCACAAGCTCCGATGTAGATGGCCGACTAACGAGAGGTAAAATCATGAAACGAATTTTTTTAATTGCTATGTTGCTAGGCGGTTGCTCAACTGTCAAAAATCCAGTATGGCCCGAAGTCGATAATCGGCCAATGGTCGAAACGAATGGTCGCCCAATCGAACCCGTCCGAGGCGTTTCAGTAGATACCTCTCCTGAACGCCCAAAAGGTAAGATTGAAGTGACACAGAAAGGGGAGGCGGCTCGGAACCGTTCTCCCCTTTCGCTTAACTCAATCCACATTGTCGATATTTGGGACACTGAACTTAGCGCCGCGAATCTCGCGGCTATTATCACAGATGAATATCTCGGTATCGAAATTACTCTGGTCAATCCTGAACAGGCTCCTTCTGTCTCCACATATTTGAGAGGCACTTATGAAGCGAATGACCTCCTTCGATATTTGGTCGATATGCTCCAAGCTTCGGGAGCGTCCGTCGATGTTTCGGAGAAGGGAATTATTGCAACTTGGTCGGATGAAAGGGAAAGCGGCTCAACTGTCATTTCGGTAGATGTGACAGGGAACGCTTCGGAAATCGCTCAATCGGTTGGAGCACTTTTTGAGGATGGTTTGACCGTCACGGCGGTCGGTAGAACTGTCTTCGCAAAAGGTGACCTTCAACAAGCCTCCTCCGCTTATTCAATTCTCACTCAAATTGCTCGGTCGGGAAGGACATTTTCGGTCGAGACTTATTCTGATAAAACGGGACAGCTTCGAGAAATATGTGACACTGCAAGCCAGAATTTGAATGATCTGCGTTGCTTCTCTCGCGGTCGGTCATTGGTCGTTATGTCAACTGACAAATCAAGCCTTCAGGTTATCGAGCAACTTGCAAATCTGTCAGCGAATGAAAAGCCGGCTCTCTATCAAATTGACGATGTGAAAATGTCTGGTGACCTCTTCACGGCCTCGGTCGTTATGCTCGGTATCGAGCCTGAAACTGTCGTTTATGATTTGGAACATAATCGGGTAAAGGCCTTCGTTTCTCCGAGAGAACAAATTCTTCTACGCTCCGCTTTGACAGGTCGCCCAGATAATCAATACACTTTGGAAACCTTTTTCTATGTCGTCGAACTCGGCCAAGATAGAGCGAGGGAATTTTCAGCAGACCTTTCAGGTGACTTAATCGGGACACTCGGAACGGTTGATTTCTCGTCATTCGTCGGGATTGATTATCGCGGTGTCACTGTTCGCTTCACTGACAACGAGACTAAGGCAAGCAATCAAAGCCGTGAGAGACACACACTCCCGCTCACGCTCGGAGAAGAGGTCACACTTTCCCGAGTCACTGAAATTCCGATTGTTGTTTCTTCATCGCTCAACACAGACACAAATCGGATTGACCAAGAAGTAGAATATCGGGACGTAGGCCTTACCATTACAGGAACTCTTTTAAGCGCCTCTGATAGGCTTTCGGTTTCCGTGGGGGTAGAGCAGTCAAGCATTGCCGCAACCACAATTAGCGGCAATCCTGCGATAAACCTGACCCGTTTTAATGCGACACACTCCACAACAGTTCACAAACCGTTCTTAATTGGCCACACGGTCGGAGAAATCGAAACGGCTTCAAAGAAGAAAATTTTCGGAATTGAAACTGGTCGAACGGTCGGGAATTCTCAAGTTCTGGTCGTGGTTGTCGGTCGCCTCACAAATTCCGAGGTATCGCCTTCCAGTAGGATATTTGAAATCATTGAGACTGTTTTGCCTAAATCCTGACGTTCACAGGTGCGCGCGCGGCGAAGCCGTGTGTGTGCCTGTGAGCGGCAATGTGCATAGTAATACAGCACAATTGTCTCAAAACGAGACTTGAAAGCCCTCCGCGTTCAACTTTTGTCCTCACGCAAAATATGCTGTTGACAAAGAAAATTAAATAGTCGTATGAATAGCCATTGCAATTAGAGAGGTATCAACATGCAAGTTTCAATTTACACTCGTGAACTTTCCAAAAACATCACCATCAATACGAAGTCTGGTGGACAACGTAACATTCGCCAACAGGAATGTTATTTCGTAACTGGTGGCATCCCACATCCTCGTCCATTCAATATTGACCTAGGCGAACACGGTGCACCATATCCCGAAGGCGATTATGTCATCAACGGTATGGCAATCAAGCAAGGCCAATATGGCGGTCTTGAAATTGACGCCGATATGAAATTGATTCCGTTAGCGGAATACAAAAAGAATTTAGCCAAGTAGGTTAAATCGGTGGCGGGTCGTTCCCGCCATTATTTATGGGAGGCACCTATCATGGATGCAACAACCGTAACTGACATGACCGCAGCGGTCGGAACTCAAATTGGCTTTTTGGTCGGAATTGTGATTGGCGTAGCCGCTGCAAAAATTGGATGGCACTACGCTCGTAAGGCCTTTTCAAGCGCTCGTTAGTTAATCCCCAACGAGTTTAAGGAACTGGTCTTTCAAAAAGGTCAGTTCCTTTTTTTATTCATTAATGGAGGTCAAAATGGGCGGTCTTATTCCCGCAGAAATTCTAAACGCTTTATTCATTGGCTCGGTGGTTCTTATTATCACCGCTCACGGATTGGGAAAGTCGATTAAGTGATTAACAGCTTTCCAATCATTATTTTCATTTTATGTTTATCACTGAACATATGCTTATATTTTTACGCCGTTTCAAATAACCGAGAGGATTTATGAAAAATGTTAATCGAATTGGTTACGATAGTCGATGGGGAGGCAGTGTTAAACGAGTCCTCTCTAAGGACGTTAATAGACGTTTATCTTTTATGCTTGGGTGTGTACTGCTCACGAGCAGTATGGGTGGGGTAGCACACGGTTTTGGGAAGTCGGGAGGAGGCCAGTGGACGGAGATCGTTCAACTATCTAATGGCCAAGCTTTTGACCTAAATTCTGTAGAGTTTAAAACTACCGGCAACAAGAAACTTTTCGTCAAGGGAACAATTGCAGGATTGCCAAAGGGTGCCGCTGTTAGCGTCCGTGGTGCAAGGGCAAAGGCCTTTATCAAGGATTGCATGAAGGCGAAAACCGCTTGTGTTGGGTTAGCCGCAGTGACAGCGGGGCTTGCTGCAAAGGGCTACTACGAATTGGACGGTTTTATAACTGCTACGGCGCTAGATGGTAACTGGCCTGATTGTCAAGGAGCAGGTAGTCAGCGCGTTTTACAAGTGTTGAATAGAACGACGCCAAACCCAACATACGGCACAGTATGGAACGTACCCTGTGCAGTCCGTTCAAGTAATGGTGAGGTAGTCTGGTGGGCGGTTCAACCGATGAATCGCATTGCCGAATTTTTCAACCAGTATAATGCGTCCTTGAATAATACTTATCCGCAAATCGGGTCAGTATATGAATACGGGCCTTTTAGTTATCAAGGTGAGCAATTCCAAGGGGTCGATGTAGTGCGCTACATCTACAAGACACCGCCCACCGGCGGTTATACTGCCGCAGACGGAACCGTAATTGACGTTAACGAACTTATTGAAAGCGACCTGACAGAGCAGGACGCTATAGACATAGTCGAAGAAAATCTTCCAGCGCTTTTGCTCAGCACTTCGCCGCAAACAATCGCTGATATTTTTGAGCCTATTGATGTTAATGATATAGTCGATTTTGACCCTGCTGCAGACCCAGTGCCGACATTAGACTCTACGGTTTCTGACACAGATACGGACACGGAAACAGACGGAGGTGAAGATGAAGAATATACGTATCAAGATTTTGGCTTGGATGATAACCAAGGGCCAGAGTGTGACCCAACTCTTGAAGATTGCGAGGAGAAGGATCTATCCGACATTCCTAGTTCTACTATCAATGTTTTGGATTACATGGATTTTGATGCAAGATGGCTACCAGACCAATGCCCTTCCCATTTATTTTCGGTAACTGGGCCTCACGGTACGTTGAGAGGCGAGAGCGGCCCGTTTTGCACTATCGTACAAACATTTGTCGGCCCTATGTCGAATATTCTAGCATTTATCCTTTTTATGAGCATTGCGGTGAAGGGTTACAATGAAGCTTAATTTATTCAAATGGCTTACTGGCGGGTGGATAATGTCCACCGTGGTAAAAGTTCTTATTGGTTTGGGTTTCTCGATTTTAACTGTCGCGGGAATGAACGCTTTATTGGTGACAGTCAAAAACCTCATAATATACGAGCTTTCAGGAATGCCAGTTATTATCGCCCAGATGTTTGGCATGGCGCATGTGGATATAGTTCTTAACGCAGTATTTGCCGCGTATTCATTCGTTATAGCTATCACTGCCGCCAAAAGATACTTGCCTACTTCATGATACGTTTAGTTACTGGCGCTCCAGGAGCAGGCAAGACGTGTTTCACATTGAAAGCGGTCAGAAGGCTTGAGATTGACGAGCTGAAGAACGGCTTAAACCGCTTGACGGTTTTTGTGAATATCCCAATCAACGAAGAGAATTGTCCCTTTGAAAACTGGGAAAGCGTTAAAAAAACAGAGGAAGAAATGTCATATTTTGACTGGAGGGAATACCCCGACGGCACAAGATTTGTTTATGACGAAGCCCAGTATTCATTTCCCTCAAAAAATGCCGCATCGAATCGTTCCCCAATCGTCAAGGATTTGACCATTCATAGGCATCGCGGTTTTGACTTTATCTTGATAACACAAGGCCCGAATTTAATTGATACGTTTATTCACCCTTTGATTGAGTTCCATGAACATTACGATAATTGGCTTGGCACTAAACTTGTAAAAAAGCGGACATGGAATTGTGTAAACAAGGTTCCCTTACCTCCAACATCGGAAAGCAATGCAGAAAAGGATTTGTTTCGGTTACCGAAAGAAGTTTTTCCTTGGTACCAATCAACCTCACTTGACACTAGGAAGCCAAGAATACCGAAAAAACTTTTCTACATGATAGGCTTAGGTTTTGCTTCGATGGCATTAGTTATGTTCTTGATGAAGTCGATGTATTCAAGAGTCATGCCAGACGAGGCCCAAGAGCAGGAGGAGCTCGTACAACCAAATGATAATGCCCCAGATATTGGTGTTATCTTTAGAAAATCGGAAGGGGTGACTTATCCCGCCTATTTGACCATTGAGCGGCGTATGATACGCTTTAATTCCGCGCAATATGAGGCTTCTACAGGGGTTTACAATCTTTCGGGGGTAAACTATCAAATCAGTCAACAGGCCTTCCGAGAGGCCTTGAAAACGGACTGCTTTGCATATTTCAAAGGCGGTCGCTGTTTAGAGAGGTAAACGATGACCCATTTTTTATTCGAATATTTAACTGGCGGACATATCGGCAAGATTGTTGATACTAATGAAATTAAGATGCCAGCTTGTTGGAAACTATGGACTGTATCAAACGGATATAGCCACACGCATGGTATCGGGTGGTCGGT